TGATCCATGAGTGAACAATACCCCACCACGTGGCAGAGCACAAGGGGGTTTGTGCCACTTCGCCAACTGGTTTTTATAAGTACTTCATTCTCAATAACGAAGGTCTTATTGAGAATAGAATATTAGTACTATGTGCCAATCTAGAAACTGGCACAGTACTAGTATACATCAGGTTCTTTGATGCTAATATCGACATCTTCGCTAGGTTCTAGTTGCAGAAGTTCTCGCCAATTGAGACCTTCGAGATCTAGATCATCATAACACATTACGTCGAGCGTGACACGTACTAGGCGCTTGTGTGCATACGTTGCGTGCATGATTCTCGTGCATATGTGTACTAGATCATATCATGCATAATGCCTATACGCAAGAGCATCATAGTCTTGCGTATCTCGTGCATAATCTTCGTCGAGATCGTGTGCATCTGTGAGCATATAATACTCGCAGGCGTCCTCGTCGAGATTATAATCGTTGCTAAATGTATAGTCGAGATCGTAATCGTCGTACATAATCCTCGTCGAGATCTTGTTTATTATAGTACATGCTCGTCGAGATCGCAAGTCCCTATAATGCCTGATACTCGTCGAGATCACATAGTAATATATATGTACTTTCGACGAGAATTGTCATCGATCACACATATATCGACGAGATCTATGTGTATTATAGTCGAGATCTTATAAGATTGTCAAGCCCTGGTGCCATAAGACTGTGTGGGTCTCAGAGTTTTTCGCCGTCCCCGTACTTGACAACCTGCGCGTCTCATGCTACGCTCGCTAAACTCACAAGACCAGGAGGCATTTATGAGGTTTTAGAGAGCATAAGATCTAGGTATTCTCAACAATTAACCCAAATGATTCTCAATTATTCTACATTATTGAGAATGTTATAAAATACACACATACATTTAATCAAATATTAACTACACCATACAATATTTCTAACCTATCATCAAATCTATTATACCGTGTTATTAATTATACATACAGTGTTATAAAGACACAATGCACACCGTGTTATAATCTATGACAAGAGGAATCGTTTATCTCATTCTCAACAAGCAAACTGGTGAAAAATACGTAGGAAACACCACACTTGCAATGAATAAAGAATGGGTACACCACATAGATCGTTCTAAAAGAATGTCATCTGAACCATTACATAAGGCATTTCGTCAGTATGGTGTGCATAACTTTATGATAAAAGAATTGGATGAATGTGATGAATCTGAATTTATTGAGAAAACAAATTATTGGATCGAACAATATAAACCTGAATACAATCCTATTGATGTAGTAAAAGCGGAGATTCCAGTGCAGGTTTTGCGGGATTCTACTCCTATACCTGCCGAAGGCATAAGCGCAAGCGCCCCTCCTGTTAAACGGGTTACATCTCCGAATCTAATCCAATGGAATGAGAATACCCGTGGTGATGGTAAGAAAACAGGTCTTAAAATAAGAGGTAAGAACTTAGAAACTGGTGTATGTACTGAATACACAAGTGCAAGAGAAGCAGCAACACAAGTGACAGGCAATCCGAATAACCGTGCAAACATTCTATCTGCTGCCAGGCACTACCGCATTGCCTATGGTCATCGCTGGCAGATCTTAGAAGAAAAGAGTAAAAAGAAATCGGTGTTTGGTGTCAATAAAAAGACTGAACAAATTGAGGTTCGTTATGAAAGTATTAATGCCGCCGTTCGTGCCTTTGAGTGTACCGACAAGAACGGGATTCTCAAAAGTCTGAAAAACCCTGGGCGTTATAGTTGGAAAGGAATATGGTGGTTTTATGGGTGACGGGCGCTAGCCTCGTCTCAGATCAGATTAAACCTCCCCAATCATGACCTTGACTTTTAGCATGTGCTTGAAATGCCTTTTGTTGCTCAGGAGTTAAATCAGCATATGCTTTCTTAATTGTACCCTTTGCAAAAGGATTATTGCGATTGTCATATGCCCTCTGATACTGCTTTAACTGAGCATCAGTTAATCCTGCTTTTGGAGTTTCAGTTTTAGGTGCAGGAGATACCTTTGTAGGTGCAGGAGTTGCTGGTTTTGTTGGTGCAGGAGATACCTTTGCCATTGTATCATTAGAAGATTTAGTATTTGTAACCTTCTTGTTTGCCAAATTCTTTTGTCCTAATGCAATCACTTGATCACGAGTCATGCCCGTTGCTTTCATCTTTGCATTACCACCACCAGCGGCAAAATCACTCATCTTTGGTGTATTCTCAGTCTTCTTCGGTGTTGCTACATTTGGTAGTTTAGGAGCAATTGCTCTTGCCATTGATTGACCTACTTGGCGACCGATTGCTGCTCTCTCAGCATTAGTCTTAGAGGCAAAGTCTACCATCTTTCCATAACGTTCTGGTGATGCTTTGACTAATTCATCACGATTCAATCCAGAACGCTCAATGCTCTTGGTGACAATCTCATTTGATCTTTGGTTTCTTCCTTTTCCTGCAAGTAGTCTCTTCCATCTTGGTGAATCACCAAGGCTCTTTAATGTAGCAGCACCTCTCAGTCTCTCTAATTCTGCCTGATGATCTGATACCTGTGGTCTAGCAGGAGTTTGCTCCTCATAAACATAATTCTCTTTGACATCATCATCTTCCTTTGCACCAGCATAACCACCAACAGCAGAACCACCAGCAAATGTCAGTAAGTCATTGAGAGTTTTTGATCCTTTCTTTTTCTTCTTGGGTGTTGGTGATGTAGAAGAAGGTGATGAGGATTTTGGTGGTTTTGATGGTGGTACTACATCATCAATTGCTTTTGAAAGATCTTCATATCCTTTCTTCTTAATTGCTTGTGCCTTATCAAACTCTGCCATGTCTCTAAATGCATCTTTTGCAGCAGGAGTTCTTGGTGATGGTGTGACATTATTCTCTGCACCAATGCCATACTTTTTCTGTATCTTCTTCGCAATCTTCTTTCTAATTCTCATTTGTCCTTGTGTCAATTCTGCGCCTGTTCCTGGTTCTCCTCTCAATGGATTCTGTCCAACATTTGGCGATTTTGCAAACTTTTTAAGGACTCTTCTTGATTCTCTTGAAATAGGAGTCGCGCCTTTGAATTCTCCTCCTGTAAGTGTAGCAACGGTCTTTGTTTGTCCGACTCCTGGTTTTCCACCTCTTGTGGCATTAGGTTCTCCATAACCACCAGTTCTTTGACGTGTGGAGAATACATCCACATCCTTTGCAGTCACTCTACCTTCCTTACCATACTCATAACCACTGCTACTCTTTGTTGGTTTTGCTTCTACTTTTGCTTTCTTTAATGCTGCTTTCTGTCTTTGGAGTTCTGCCTTAACTCTTTGTGCCAGTTCCTTTCTATCTGCACCAAACATTGGTAGTGCTCCAGGTGCCTTTCTTGTTTGAATATCAACGATTGGACTACCAACATGAGTCATTCTTTCTCCACCTTTGGAGAATACTCCATGCTTATACTCTACACCTTTTGGATACTTATCCCATACTTCTACTGGACTTAAACCTTTCTCTGGTCTATTTTGTGTAGGAATTACTTCTTTCTTTCCTGTCTCCAAATTAGTAACTTTCTTCCAATCAGACTTACCTGTGAGTCTCTGTCCTGTGTTCCAATCCTTAGCATCAAGTCTTTGTTGTCTTAATACAGCAGCATTTTGCTTTGAAGTGAATACTGTTAAATCAGTTGTTGGTTTTCTTCCTGCTGGTGTGCTGATATGTCCAGGTGCAGTAAATGGTGTTGATCTTGCTGGTGTTGTTGATGTTGCAGGAGTAAATTGGTACTTGGATCCTTTCATTGGATCAAATCCTGCACCACGATTCTTACCACCAGTTCGGAATCCTGTGATGTTCTTTGTTGGTGTTTGGACCTTCAATTTCTTTGGTAGTGCACCAGTACTTCTTTTGACTGCTGCTCTAATTCCTTGCCTTCTCAGTGCCTGTCTTGCAGCGCCCTTAAACAGAACACTTGCAAGAGACTCTTCAATAAATTGTGCGAAGGTTTTCATTACTGCAACACTACTACTTCTTTCCTATATTTATGATTAGGACAAAAAGAAGGTATTACTCAGATCTTCATTCTCTTTTGGTGAAGTATAATCAATATAGTGGGAATTATCCGCAGCATCTTGTTCCTCTGGTTTTACCTCATCAACATAACCCATACGAATATCATCTGAAATTGCCGACATCCATCCGATTGAAATGTATTTTGTATTACTGACTGGTTGAACACCACGATGATAATATGTCATCGTCGCAGGGAAGATAAGAAGTTTACCTGTTTGTGGTTTAACCTTCACACCATTGATAAACTCTGTTTCTCCTCCTTCTTTAACATCATTAAGATAAAAAAGATAGGTCAGAACACGATAATATTGCGAATTTGATAATGCATCATGATGCCAATGATAATATCCATCATTTGCAACTGTCTTTTGAATTTGATGACCATTACTATAAAATTCTCTGTCTTGACCCTTAATATCAATGATAATTTCTTTTGGCAGAAAGGATCTTGCAATATGATCAAGATACTTCTCCAACTGCACAGTAAGAACATTGTGAAGAATTCTCTGCTCTTCTTGCCACCCTGGTGTATTTGTGACAATCAAATCTGTTGAACGTTTGAAATCAGAAATACCACCAACAGTTAAACCTTCAAATTGAAGATCGGTGCTTTCTTCGAATTTGTCAATTAGGTGCTTACAAAAGTCTTTTTCAAGTGCATTTTGTTTTGTCCAAATCCAGGGATCAATGTTCATTGTATTTTATAATCTCTTAGAATAATTTATATTTGTTTTAGGGATCCCTATATCGATAGGGTTGTGATTTATATTGATCTTCTGGATCTCTACATTTTACATATGTCAACTGATGATAATACTCTGGAAAGCAAAGAACCAGACAGTGAGTCTTTTTATGAAAATGAACTAAATCATCAGGTTTATCTCTTACACCAATCTCAATGGTAATATACTCTTTGCAAACAAAATAAACCCACCCCTCGAGATCAGTGTAAGGACTTTGCCACTTTACATAATCATTTAATTGGGGGACATAAGACATTGCATCAGAGGGTTAAGGTTGAGTTGCATTGCAGAGTATGCAGTCGTGTCGTTTATACTAACGACGGATCCAACGGTTCTGGAGTTGACAGGGGCATGGTATTCGTTGGTTTTAGTGTTGTAGAATCCCCAGATAGAGCGAACTGGACTGCCGCTATTGTAAACAAACCTGTAATGATTATAAATCCAGATTGCAATAACATTACGTTTAAAGGGTTCAGTTTCATAGGAATAACCTTTGGGTGCTTTATGTGGAAACTCAAGGGTCATTATCAGGAACTGCTCTAAGAGTGTTCGGATTGTATCCAGAATCAATATACATCATAAGTGCTTCCGAACACTGTTCTTTGGTCAACTTTTTCTTATCAGAATCAATCAGTGACCAACCCGTTGTTCCGAATTCCTCAATACGATACAGTTTCTCCATTTGATCAAGTGGTAAACGACTCTACTACACGGGACTCTACTTCTTCTTTAAGAAGAAATACACGAGCATCATTAATATTTTTTCTCAGATTACCATAATGTTCGGTATTAAACTCCTCATCATAGTCGGTAATGAGATCAAAACACTCTTCATCACTTTCGGCAATTACATTCCAAATGCCACCATATTCTGAGGTTGGAAATGGGCAGAAGTGATCAACGATGTAAAGGTATTTGTCCATTAGTTTGTGTAAATTACTCCTTAATTGTAGTGTAATAATTAGTCTTTGTCAAGAGAGACAGTTGTCTTTGAAGTTCAACCTGAATTCCGATCAACTTACCGTAAAGAAAATTCTCATACTGATTACCTTTCAGTAGAGAAACAAGATTATGAACTTGCATTTGTGCCAGGATCAATTTCTCCTTCTCAGTCATAGAAACTCATCCATGAAATAATCAACAGTCAGTTCCATCTTTGCAGCAGTGTTTTCAATGAATTCATCTACCAGTTCAGGTGCATCCTCTTTCAATACCGTGAGAGTCTGATACCAAAGAGTCGAAGGAGTTTGATTCACAAGATTCATTTCAGTTCGTAATCGACGGAGTAATTGTCTACGTATTCGTAATTATATTCATTGAACCATTTAACAGCAGTTTCGATTGGTTTTTCCAACTGTTCTTTTGTGAATGGTTCTCTAAGTCGGAGTGTGATTGTGACTTCGTTATACGATTCCATGTCAGTATGAAGGGACTACATCATTTCGTAAACCAGTTTCGGAACGATCCATGCCTTCCCAAATGGTATACAATTTGTTATATAGTGTCGGAACACTTCCATACTCTTTGGCAATGCGATTTTCGTCAACATTTTCAAGTTGTTGAAGTGCAGAAAGAATGATACCAATCTCATGTACGTTCAGTCTTACAAAATCTTCGTTCATAAAATTACACCTTTGCAGATTGTTGAAAGTATAGACCAATACGCTTCATCATGTCAATCAATGCATCTTGAATCTCTTCCAGTTCTTCTGAATTGACATCAGATTCCCAGAAGTCAACCATATCAAACTCATCAAAGTTTACACTGCCATTAGACATAATGGGAGCATAAAACAGTTCGCCTTCGGTACAGACAGTGTAGACGCATCCATGATCTTCAACAGTCAGAAATGCACCAGAGAAATTAACAGACATTGACAGAATCGGGATAAGGTTGAGGGATTGTTTCTAATTATCACCCCACACATGCCATGGGCATGTACTCAGACTGGGGCATTTTGTCCATGTTGAAGTCAGTAACCTCAGCACCGTTGGCAATACGCTCACGGACCTCATTCTTGAAGTCAATGAAACCGATCACGCTGTACGATTTCTGACCAGTAGCACGGAAAGTAACACGCTTGGTGAAACGACGAACAGTGGTCTTCATGCCTTTGATAGGATCTGCCTCAGCGATAAATGCCTCGGGGAAGAAGTCAACGACGGTGGCGGAGTTGGTCAGTTGCATGGGGGTTGGTTGCTTATGTGCTTATTATAGGGCAGAGTTGGGGCAGAGTTGGGGCAGAGTGGACAGTTTCGAAACTGTCACATCAGAGTTTGCCGCCAACTACTCCATCATTCATAACTCTACTCTCATGTCCAGACCATCCATCCTGCCTACCTTTAAGATAGAAACGAGTGCCATTAATACAGTTTTGCTTAGTCAAAGCAGTAATTAACTCTTCGCCTTCTTTGGTCACACTGTGCCACAGTTTATATTGGGTTTCATAAACCCGAAAGCAATCATCAAACCATTCATATTCTTCTTGTGCTGGTTTTGTTTCTGTCATTCTTTTATCAGAGTAAGTTGTTCAAATTGAAGGTGATCGTCGCAAGAATCATCATCTTGCAAATCAATCATATCAGTGTCTACGTGTTTGACAAGTTTGCCGAAAAGAAAGTCAACAAACTCAAGGTCCTCTTTAGAAAACATTGGTCCAGCGATTGTGTTGAGATTGAGTGATTCGTCCTTCATTCAACATGTTATCACACACATTGATGAAAACTTGAAACTTTTCTTCACGGGTGAGACAATAGGGAACTGCCGCAGTCTTCACAACATTGAGAATCTGTGCCTTAGTCATGATCACCAGCGAATGTAGGTTTGATCGGGATAGATACCGTTTTCTTCACAACGACACTCATAGGCAATCCGTTTGAGCATCTCAATGTCCATGTGCTCAACCTCTTCCAGAATGTTCTGGCGAAGTTCGCGGATGATGGTGTCGTTCATGGGGATCTCCCTGTCGATGCTCTTATTATAGGGCAGAACAGAGTCGATTCCCGAAACCATGGGACACTTCGCCAGCTGGCACACCCTGTTTGTCAATTAAGTACCATTCATATAACCTTTCTTCTTCTTCTCTTGCCTCAATTTCGTGTGGTTGATACCAATACTCCCAATTCTCCACAGGTTCCTTAGAATAACACAATTTTCCGTATCGGTGCCGCAGCGAACCACGTACCCATTGTGCCATGTGCGTCAGTTCATGAAAAAGAGTTTTTATATACAACTCCTTGTCCATATAGGTGTCCAATTCTATCAGGAAGTGTCTAGGACGATAAAGAGAACCTATTACATCACAATAACCATCAACCTTCTCACGTTTGAGACCACGATGAACAATCTCCACCGTAATCTTATGATGTGGAAAGAAGTTATTCAGAAACCAAGAGGTAACATCCTTACAGATCCTCTTAGAATAACCGTATCCAGAAGCAATGATGTAAGACATGAACCCCAATGAAGAAACCAAACAAATGAACCAACAAAAATCAGTTTATGGGTTGCCGTCATGTTGGTTGCTCTTGACGTTGAGTATAAGCATGTGGGAACAGTTCATCCAGTATATCACTACATTTGCGATATTCTTCCGAATCTGTCAGTGTCTTCTCAATCTGCCACCGACGTACAGCAGTAAAGATCATTTTATATTGTTCTTGTGTAAAATTCATCATGCTACTCCGTTTGCACTATCTTCAAAGTCAGATTCGGAATAAAGAGTATCATACATGGTTCTCATCTTTTTCAGATCATTATCAGTGTATTTGGCAAATCCTTCAAAACGACGATAGATTTGCCAGTAACGCTCTTCCCATGAAGGATCGTTCTTGTTTTCTTCGTCAGTCAGAATTTCCCAATCACCTTTGATCTTGGGTTCACTCTTATTCAGTCGTGCCCATTCTTCATCACGAACTTTCCATTCCTTGAACTTCTCATCAAGGTCTTCATCCATGGTCAGTTCATACTCTTTACAGACCTTACGTTGTTCTTTCTCATCCACATAATCATTGAAGACAAGAGACATAGCACCAGAGCGAATATTAGCGGAGCACATACCCACACAGAGCATGAACTTCTCAAACAGTTTGAAATACTGTTTGGCATTGAGATCAGCGGCAGGAGCAGTGATCAGGTAATGCTCTTCGGGGATGAAGTCATCATCACCAATAGTAGAACCAAACCCACCATAGGAGTGAGTGTAGGTCGCATCAAACTTGAATTCAACAGTTGCATCATACGTCATGTTTCATTCCCATCAGTTTGCCATAGATTTTAGCGTAAAACATTTGAGTGAACTTATCATTATCTTCTCTCTT